AAGCCGTGGCGAGGAATTGTTGACGTTGTATCTGGAGGATTTCCATGCCAGGACATTAGTTCAGCAGGAAGGGGAGCAGGAATTGACGGAGAGCGATCAGGAATGTGGCGAGAAATGGCGAGGATCATTTACGAAGTACAGCCCAGATTCGCATTCGTGGAAAACTCACCAATGCTCACTTCTAGGGGACTTGGAACCGTTCTTGGAGACTTGGCCTCGATGGGGTTTAATGCGCGATGGGGAGTGCTGGGAGCAGCCGACGTTGGAGCAAACCATCAGAGGGACAGAATCTGGATCGTTGCAAGAAATATGGCCTACTCCGAGAAGTTGTTCAGCAATGGCCGCAAGAATAACGCCGGAATCGGCATGGAACGAGAAGCGAAATCCGAACTTGGAAACGATTGTAGGCAGAGTAATGTGGCCTACTCCAACCTGTCACAATGCGAAGGAGGCGGGCTACCCGGCAGAATTCAACAGGAAAACTCCAACATTAGCGGCTACTGTGGCAATGCGGAAGTTTCCGACACCACAAGCAAGCGACAATCGGGATCGGGGGAATCTATCAAGTGGTGCGACTCAACGTCGAATGGAAAAAGGGAAGCAAATATCACTGAGTCAATCGGTTTCTCACACCAGTGGAGCGTTGAACCCGATGTGGGTAGAGTGGCTGATGGGGTGGCCGCTAGGGTGGACAGACTTAAATCCATTGGAAACGGACAAGTCCCATTATGTGCAGCAACAGCTTGGCGAATCCTAAGTGAACAACTCTGAGGAATACAGGCACCAGTGTGAGATTCGTACTATATTAAAATGGAGAGCAGAAAGTCGCGACAAAGCTATCAGTTATCTGCAATTAGTACGACGAAAACGGGGTGATGCGAAAGCTGACAAGCTAGAACGCGACACTAGGGAACAATGGGCACGAGGAAATCGTGGCATAGAGGGTGAGTGGAAATGAGAGCATACCGGGTAGACAAGAACCAAAGCGAGATAGTCAAGGCACTGCGAGGCCAAGGCTACACAGTCCAGCACTTGCATAAGGTAGGTGAGGGATGCCCTGACATCCTGGTTGGTCATACCCATAAAGGCACTGAATACAATTTCTTAATGGAAATTAAAGAGGGTGACGGGAAACTGACACCACAGCAAATAATCTGGCACGCAGACTGGCAAGGTCAGGCGGCTATCGTAAGAAACACAGAGGAAGCGTTAAGCGTAATTAAAAATGCCATCAAATAAGAAACCAAGAAAACCTAAGAAATTCGTACCTAAGACACTACCACTAACAATCAGGCATAACGCAGAATCAGAAAGAGCCTTGCAACTAGCGCCCCATTCAGAGCTGATGAAGCTACGGGAAGGCTATGGGGACATTGAGAGCTGGCATACGATAGTCGCTAGGCTAAATATCGGGTTAGTGGCTGCTAACGCTGCTGGCAAGGAAGATCAGGCCAAGGATATACGGATAGGGCTAGATGCCATGCTGAAGGTTCAGGCTAGGTTTGATAAGTCCGGCAAGTGGGGCTTGTCTGGCAGCGATTTACGGGAGATAGGTGACGCGCTAGTGCTTACTGATAACTTACAGCTATCGTTGACAAGAAAGCAATTTGCACAAGCTATCGACTATGTATGGCAACACGCTGCTAAATAAAATCTATCAATAATTGTTAGCCGATAGAAATATATATGTTGCATCGTCAAAACATTATGGTATGATTACTCCATCGAAACACAAATTAGAACTTAACTTTCTTTGGAGGTTCCCATGTTTTCAGTAAACCAAATTGTTAGAGGCCACGTTGCTGGTGTTTTCGTAATCTTGTCTTTCAAGATTGGCGCTGATGGTGAGCGTTGGGCGATGCTGAAGGAAATCAATCCTGTCACGCAGAAAACCTATCCAGGCGGTTTGTCTCTCCCAGAAAGCGCACTTCGCCAATACCACTAACTCTAAGCCCGGGGAAACCCGGGTTATAAATATGAATTCAATAGATCCCCACGAAGCAATTAACTACATGATCCGGCACTCTGCTGAATACGCACAGGCCAAGGCTCAGGTTACTTACCTTGAAGAATTCCGGAAATCCAAGAAAGCAATGTTGTTCTCTGTAGCAATGGGGAACACTATTGCCGATAAAGATAACTATGCCTACAGCCATCCAGAGTATTTAGAGGTGCTGGACGGGCTTAAAGAGGCCGTAGAGAAGGCTGAGACGCTTAGGTGGATGTTGGTAGCAGCACAAGCTAGGATCGATGTCTGGCGCTCACAGGAAGCATCTAATCGCGGTATAGATCGCGCAGCCCAATAAGAGGATAATATGATTAACGACAATGTAGTAGACGATAGCAATTTGGCACAATGTCGCTCTTGTGGATTTGTGGACGATTGGGATGAGATACCTAAAGGACACTGCTGGGCTTCTGGGGATTCGCTTACAGAATGTCCTGAATGTGGCGATGTAGACGGTTTTTCCGACTATGACCCAGCAAAAGCCGCTATTCGGGAACAAGGAATTAAGGATAAAGCTGCGGAAGCTAACGGATCAGGACATTGAAGAAATCGGGCTACAGTCTTTCGGGAACTTGTATTACTACTATCCAGACCAGATCAAAGACTTGATAGATCTGGTTCAAAAGCGGCTAGAAGGTAAAAATCGTGCGTAAAAGAGAAGCACAATACTTGTCAAAAGTGGCAGACATTGGCTGTATAATCTGCTATAGGGCAGGTTATCCCGGCACTCCGGCAGAGATTCACCATATCCGAGGTCTGGGTTTGGGAATGGGTGTAAGGAATTCGCATTACAACGTCCTACCGCTTTGCCCAGAGCATCACAGAGGAAACTCAGGTTATCACGGCTTAGGCCGTAAAGCCTTTGAAAGATCCTACGGCGTTACCGAACAGGAACTGCAATTACAACTAGGGGAATTGCTCAATGAAGAAGACCAAAGCAGCCAAGAAGGTAGCGAAAGTTATGCGTGAGTTTGGCAAGGGTGAACTGCATAGCGGCAAGGGTGGCCCGGTTGTTAAGTCTCAGAAACAGGCAGTTGCAATCGCACTTTCCGAAGCTGGTGTTGCTAAAAAGAAAGGTAAGAAGAAATGAAAACAGGTCTTTATGCCAATATTAATGCAAAGCGCAAGCGCATAGCCGAGGGTTCAGGCGAGAAGATGAAGAAGCCGGGAACCAAGGGCGCACCGACTAAGGCTGACTTCAAGCAAGCAGCTAAAACTGCGATGCCTGTACGTGGCTCTCGCACTGCCAAGAACAAAGCCAAAAAATGACAGCCGCTTGGACTAAGAAGGCCGGGAAGAATGCTAAGGGCGGTCTGAACGAGAAGGGCCGCAAGTCTTATGAGGCTGAGAACCCCGGTTCTGACCTGAAGGCTCCTGTTAAGTCTGGAGACAATCCACGTAGAGCCAGTTTCCTAGCCCGTATGGGTGGTATGCCCGGCCCGGAGAAGAAGCCAAATGGTGAGCCTACTCGTTTGTTACTGTCTTTACGAGCATGGGGAGCCAGCAGTAAGGCCGATGCCAAGAAGAAAGCTGCTTCTATCTCTGCTCGGAACAAGAAAAAGTAATGGAATATTCCTATGGGATTAAGAATATTCGTATAAGGGAGTGGGGTGAAGGCGCTGATGTGATAATCGGCGCTTTTTGCTCTATTGCTGACAATGTTGAGATATTCCTTGGTGGTAATCACAGAACCGACTGGGTAACGACTTATCCGTTTGGGCATATTCATCAGGACAAATTCCCTTGGCATGGCAAAGGGCATCCAGCGACTAAGGGTGATGTTGTCATTGGCAACGATGTCTGGATAGGATCAGGCGCTACTATATTGTCCGGTGTTAATATCGGTGATGGCGCTGTCATATCGGCTAAGTCCGTGGTGGTTAAGGATGTGCCTCCCTATGCTATTGTTGGCGGCAATCCTGCCAAGGTATTAAAGCTACGGTTTACTGAAGACCAGATACAGAGGCTACTGCAAAATCCGTGGTGGAATTTACCTGATAGCCGAATCAAAGAACTAATCCCATTATTGTGCTCTGATAACGTAGAGGATCTAATTGCAGCCCTTAACCCTTAATTTAGGCTCCGGCAAGGACTGGAGAGAAGACTGTCTAAACTCAGACATTCAGGCAAGGGTAAATCCTGACTGGGTATGCGACATTTCAAAGGTTCAATGGGGTGAGCTAATAGAAACCCGATTCGGACAGATCAAGATTAAGCCTGAGATGTTTGAAGAAATCGTCGCAAATGACGTTTTAGAGCATATACCGGACTTAATTAGCGCAATGAGGAACTGCCGGGACTTATTAATCCCGAACGGGAAATTTGTTATTTCTGTTCCGTATGAGTTAAGTCTGGGCGCATGGCAAGATCCTACTCATGTACGGGCATTTAACGAGAATAGCTGGCTGTACTACACTGACTGGTGCTGGTATCTGGGCTGGGACAAGGGCTTTAAGTTGACAGAGATTCAGTTTAAGTTGACAGAACTGGGCACAGAGATGTCTGAGGCTGGAGTTCCCGATCAGGAAATTCTGAGAACACCGAGGGCGGTAGATTCCATGAAGGTAACATTGTGCAAGCAATAGTCATCTGTACGGTTAAGAACCCCGGCATTACGGTATTGCTGGAGTCAATCAGGGTATATGCGCCCTCGATCCCTGTATACCTATCTGGGAATAGTCTGGAGCTTTGGCATAGAGCCAAGTCAATCCTGCCTAATCTGGTGTGGAGGCCGAATCAGGCTGATAATTTCGGCGATGCTTACAATGTAGCTACAAACTACGCTTTTGAGCATGGCAAGTACGACTCAGTAATCCTCAGTAATGACGATGTGGTGCTGAACCCAGACACTATGAGGTTACTGGCGGCAGATGCGGAAATTCTGGAATCAACGGGCATAAATCTCGGAATTTTGGGAGCAAGATCGGATTACGTATTGCCAGACCAGAACATTAGGTTCCCTGTTTACGATGATAAACAAGAGGGACTAAGATGGGCAAGTGAGGCACAGATTAAGGAGACGGGAGTAATCGCCCCTATCTTTGCCAGCATAAGCAGGAAGGCATGGGATACGGCTAAGTTTCCTAGCACTAATTGGTATTCCGATAATATAATATGTCATGACCTGCTAGAAGCGGGTTATAGGCATTTCGTCAGCCGGGCTTATGTGCATCACGCAGGAAGCCAGACAGTAGGCACAGACTTCAAGAAATGCCATGAGGAGCCACGAGAGTGGATAAAGGCTAACAGGCCGGATATGTACGAGGTGTATTATGGCTGACGTAAGATCAACGCCAATTTCAAATTATCCAGCTTATTATGGCGCTGGTTTGCTTAGTGGTATCAACGAGGCTGTTAGTAAACCATTTGGGTACGAGAACGATCCTGTACGAGCATTGACTAACTTGCTTGGTGTTCCTGCCTTTGTAAAGACACTAGAAAACACTGCTTACGGGATGCCAAACACCCGTGGTGCTGGTATGGCTACCCAATTACGTCCAGAAGCTAAAGAAACAGTGGGTGCTCTTTTGCCAGTGGCCCCCGGTGCTGCAAGACTTGCGGCTCGTGGTGCTGTTGCTGGCGGTAAATATATTGCTCCTCAAGTAGGTGGTTTGCTTGATGATTATGCGACAAAAACTGGTTTGCAGATGTATGCGTACAGGCCAACAACACCAAAAAAACCAGACCCATCTGTCGGTACAAGATTTGAGAAAGAATATATTGGTGGATTGGCTGAGAAAAAACCAGTAAAGATTGAGGATTATAAAGACGCTAGTCTTATGATTATGCCTTGGGATAGCTCAAGCAGAAATTTTAGAATAAAGAGCGTTTCAGATATTCTTTTGCCACGGCAATATATTACTCATGGAGGCCAAGATTACGCTAGAGACCTTGGTCATATGGCAGACGAAATTGCAGGTGCGTCAAATTTTGGTATTGCTAGTCGAATAGCTGGTAGAGATGAAGTTGCGAGAGCAGAAAACTTATTGGCTGGTGGTTCATGAAATGTAATTCATATGCCATCAACAATGGGTGAGTTTGGTGAAAATTTCTCAGTTCAGCCAGTTAGTCTTTTGCTTGGAATTGCCGATTCTGGGAAATTATCTAAAGCAAATATCAAAGCGTTTGACCAAAGCGTAAAAGATTTTAAAGTTCCCAAGATGGTTGGAGATAAAAGAGTAGTAACCCAGCCGTTTAAAGACTTTAAGGGAATTATGACTGAGGAGGGTCGAGCGCAGCTTTATGCCCCGGATGGTGGTGAGCTAAGAAAAGCAGTAACTAATAGGTTTTATTTAAAAAAAGCTGGTCAAAACAATCAACAGTTATTTGGCTTTAATGCAGAGGATGTTGTTGGCGCAATTACTGATGAGTCATTGTTAGGGGTTCCAAAGGGATACATAGGGAATACAGTAATCATGTCTCCAAGTGGCGGTATGAAGCTAACAAAATCAGCTAATCCCACTTACGATACAGATTTTTCTGGAATTTATCAGGGAACTCTCGGCACAAATGTCCCAGTTGAAGTTCTAATGCCAAAGACTTTTGAAAAGATTGCAAAAGAGTTAAGTGGCAGAAATGCTGATTTACGCACAATGACATTAGGTGCTTTAGAAAAGCGCAAAGAAGGAGTCTCTGAGATTATTGATGACAGGGTAATAGAAAGCTATTACAACTATCTTAAAGACCAAAAAGCTAAAGGATTACTCGACTGAGTATTGACTAGACAGTAACTGAGATTTAAGCAAAAGAATAGAATCTTCCAGTAATGCAATAAAATCATCTTCTGGCAATGCAAGAGACTCAGAGTCATAGTTAACATTCATTACATTATTTTCTATTTCGATAGTGATTTTCATATTTCCTCCAAGTGAACTATCATTATACGTAAATATTAATTTGACGCAACAAGTTTAGACAGCATGACATCCAAAGGATAATGCAATTATGGAAACAAATAGCGATAAAGAAACTCTTAAAATCGGAGATGGACTAGCAGGGCCGGGCAGACCTAAAGGTACGCCTAATAAGTCAACGTTAGTAGTAAGAAACGCTATAGCTACTCTATTGGAGCGCAATGTTCCTTTTATGGAGCGATGGCTTCAGAGGGTAGCTGAGGGCGATGAGGTACTAGGAATTAAGGCTGATCCGCATAAGGCACTGGATATTATGCTCAAGATGAGCGAGTACCATATTCCTAAGCTGGCTAGGACTGAGGTTACTGGCCTTGATGGTGCTCCTCAGCAGCACGTGGTCACATGGCAGAAGTAATCGAGATTGCCTACAAGCCAAGGGAGCAGCAGTTAGCTATCCATGAGGCAGTAGATAACCACAGGTTTACGGTCGTAGTGGCCCATCGTCGTATGGGGAAAACTGTAAGCGCCATCAATCACCTGATAAAGGCTGCCATTGAGTGCAAGAAACCAAACCCTCGATTTGCTTATATTGCGCCTACTTATGCTCAATCTAAGCGTGTCGCTTGGGATTATCTGCTTGAGTTCACTCGTCCTCTGGGAGCAGTGGCAAACATATCAGAACTCAGGGTGGACTTTTGGGGCAGACGGATTAGTCTTTACGGATCTGATAACGCTGATAGCCTCCGTGGTCAGTACTTTGACGGTGTGGTGCTGGATGAGATCGGAGACCAAAACCCTAAAATCTGGAACGAGGTCATCAGGCCAGCGTTAGCAGATAGGAACTCAGATGATGAGCCTACATGGTGTTTGTTCATTGGTACGCCTAAAGGTCGGAACCATTTTGCTGACTTCAGGGATAGGGCGCAGACAGCAGAGGGATGGAAGCTGCTTGAGTTCAGGGCCAGCGAGACGGGTATCCTCAATGAGAAGGAACTCTGGGGCGCTCGCAAGGAGATGGGCGAGGACAAGTACCAGCAAGAGTTTGAGTGTTCCTTTAACGCAGC